TTTCAAGACTAAATCTTGCAGGCTACTGCAAATAAAAAAGCTCCGTAAATCATAGATCTACGGAGCTTGTTTATCAGTGGAGGCCGAGGTCGGAATCGAACCGGCGTAGGCGGATTTGCAATCCACTAACAAAGCTAAGCAGATCAAAAGCTTAGCACGTTCAGCGTTCCGCAAGCCACTGATTTTTAAGGAGCTGCGGGCCTTTGTTTTCAAGGGGGGCATTTTCGGTTGCGGAACTCTTTTCATACCCACAACCGGCGAGTTGTCGCCCGTTCCCTAAACGTCGCCCCCCCCCCGCTGTCGCAGTACATTCATGGCTAATATCAAAGCACCGTAGTAGCCTGAGGCCATCCCCACTCATAGAGAGCCACGATGACGACACTTAAGAAGCTTGGCGAGTCCCGCCTTTTCAGGACAGCCTTACTTTTCCCAATTTTGACTGGCACGCTTCTGTTTGTTGCTTCCTTTATTTCAAACAAAAATTTTGATTGGTGCTTTTCCTCAAAATGTGTAAATAATTTCTTCGAGCTATATAAATTTCCCTTATCAATCCTAGGCCTCTCTGTACCACTCACAGCGATCGTCGCAGCACTTCATCGGTCAGAGGAGGCGCACTTACAGATGGAAGAAACCCTAAAACAAAACACATTTAACAATTACATAAAACACCAAGAAGACTTCTTTAAGATATTAGAGAAAATCGAATCAAAATGCTCTTGTCGGTTCACAGACCCACTGACTTTATACAGACTGATATTCCCAAAAAACAACTACTCATCTTTCACGTTCGCAGCACACTCCAAGAAAGAAACCGACACTCCAGACACTAATGAATTCCTCGAAATATTACGCAGAGACACATTCGACTTCCAGGCAACTTTGTATAATCCAGCCACAGATGAAAATGATCTAATTGCCCTATTTATCGACATTCAAGATACAGTAGCAAATTTACACCTTCAGCCATCCGCCGAGACATTAGAGCAGTTCCCAAACACAAAGTACGTATGGCCTAACGACGCTGCACGAAACTCAACCGAAAATTTAAAAACCATACAAAGAGAACTCTATTCATTTGGATTCTATAAATCCAAAGTTCGCAACGATAGAGAAATACTAATGACATATATCCGGCTACCAAATTCCCACATTACATTTGCAAACAATACAAAAAACGCGGCACAACTCGCATTAGAAATTGAGAAAGATATGTAGGCCCTATCACGACCGGCTAAAACCGTTAATGAACACCACCTCCGCACTCACTCAGTCTCACCCCGGCGTTGGTTGGTGTTGCGGTAACTGATATCCAGCCCTCGAGATGGCAATCGTACACTGGCTTAACGCTCGAATGGTTCGTTGATGCTAACCATTTCCTTGCCATTGATGCAGGGCTTCACGTTCAGGCACTTCGTCGCCTTGCTCTAGCCCAAATGAAGGATGACCAAGTGAACACGACGCCTTGGTGATCATTACTGCCGACAGTGCAGGCGGGATGGTGGACATCCACGAATCGTCGTCCCGTGGTGTTGTCGCCGGAATTGGCTCGCGAATGGCTTGACCCGGTCACGCCAAAAGAACGTGCAGAACAAATGGAACTGCTTCAAGGTGAGTCCACAGGTTGCTTTGAATGGTTTAAAATTGATACAGCTGTAGGGAAGGTAAAAAACCAAGCAGGGACTTAATTGAAAATCCCCTTATATAAAAATCAATCATGGAGCCCCAGCCAATTGAACTTCTTTAGCGGAAACCAGAAAAGCTCAAGTCAAGTTGACCGCGAACTTAAAGCATCAATGATGGACCCTTTCATTCCAGAATTCACCGACTACGTACAAAAAATAAGAAGAAACAGCGTTGCAGTTAGTTCCATTTCACTCGTGATGATTTTTGCAGGTGTGTCCATCAGCTCCGATTTTGCAACCAGCGGCTTTAAGATCACCGGCTTGGATGACAAAACTGTAAAACTCATACTTCTGATACTCACGGCATACTGGCTCTTGCATTTCATTTGGTGTGCATTAGATTATTTTGCCGAGTGGAGACTTCGGCTGACTGAAGTGCAAATGAATCCCGGAACGTGGGATTACAATCCGGAAGAAGACCCCGGACCAAAATCTCGGCAGCACACTATGATGAAATGGCTTTTCCACAGACAGCAGCCATTACATTCTTTCATCGCTGACTTAGAAGATATAAAAACTAAGCTTCAAGACCATCAAATTGACGATACAGAAAAGCGCAGAGTCATTCAGAACATCGAATCAGGGGTGAGATCTATTGAAGAATTTTCCCGAACACCAATTGATGCGCAAATAATCAAATCAATAAAAAACTTCGACACTTGGCTACGACGACTAAATAGCTCTCAGTCGATTCGATGGATTGTTATTGAACTGCTGTTACCAGTTGCGCTTGGTTTGACCGCTGTTATCAAATTAACGATTCAAGTGTTTCAGCAATACTTCCAATTTAGTTGTTGATTTCTTTTATGTACGACTGGCATGCCTTCAAGGCGATCAGTCCACGGTCGCCTGCTCCGGTAATGGCGATAATTCGTTGAGCATGCGCTGGGTCAAGTTGGGCGCGTATTCCTCCATGAACCACGCCGCTGGCGTCGGTACCGGCTGGCATTGAACAGCCACCGGCTGAATCCTCGGCGAGGAGGACTGACAGCCGCAAATCAGAAGTGGCAAGGCGATCGCGCAGGCGAGCCTGGTCTTTTTTAGCATCGTTTAATTCCTTGAAATGGGATTGGTCCTTGGCCGACAGGCGCAGTTCAAGCGCGAGGCGCTTATCCTGATCGGCGCGAACCTGGGCAGCGGCCGCATTGCTGATTGCGTTCAGATCGGACTGGTGTAAGCCGGCCTGCTCGGCCAAATGCTTGCCGTAGCGCCAGTCCTGCACTTTCCACACGCCGCCAGCGGCAATCACCAACAGCACAAGTACGCCGGCCAGCGCCAGCTTCAATTCGGCCAGAGTCATGGCACGTCCTTGAAAAAGATGTGGCGGCCAATCTTCAGCGTCTGCTTGGCCTTGGCTGCCCAGGTAGGCGGCGCGGGCATGGTGGTCGCGTAATAGTGCGTGGCACCGCCGGTTGGATCTGGCACCTTTCCATCAATCACCTGGTCAGCGGCGATTCTCGCTTGAGCGAGCTCGCGGAATGGGATCGACTTCGCGCCACTCAGGGAGGTGTAGTTCGGATCGCTCTTGTTCCAGCAGCTGAATTGATAAGGTTTTTGGCACACGCCTACATAGCCCTCACCCCACCACGACTTAGCCTTGCCGTCATTTACGCGGTTGCGAATAGTCCAAGCCACGGCGATCTGGCCGGTCAGTGATTCGCCGCGCGCCTCACCCCAAAGTGTACGCGCGAGGATGTCGCGGTCTTTTTCCGTATCAGCCATCGATTTTCTCCAGGCGAAAAAATGCCCGCGCAGGGCGGGCTATTCACAGGCACAAAAAAACCGCTTTCGCGGCCAGATGATCAACAGGCGCGGGTTACACCGGCCAAGGATATTGCGCCTGAATTTCTGCCGAACGAGCGGCCCCCGCCGCACGGGCCTCTTCTATCTCTTCAGCCGTTCCGGCCATGGCCTGGACACGCGCGGCTTCGGCGAAGTAGCGGTCAGAACCCGTAATGGGATCGGCGTAGGCACGAAGACGCAAGGCTTCGATTTCGGCGTGAGTCTTGGCTGGGTTGGACTCCGCAGGAAAGGGCACCCACGTTTGCCCACCATCGCTGGTTTTGACCGCGCCAGGCGACAGGTTGAAGTCGTCGGGCACCACGATCAACGCGTCATCGTTGTTGGAATCGGCGTAACCCCACGTCGTCAAGACGCCGTTACTGTTGATAAATGCGTTTTTCATCCCTCACCTCCGTTAGCGTTGCTGTACCCACACATGGCAATGCTCACGACGTGACCGGTGCCGACGTTTACAAAGAGCTGATAATTGAACCCCTGCGAAAGGTTTGGCAGGCGTTTTGAGGTGCCCGCCACGCCAAAGTTAGTCGACCCCAAGCCGCCGCCTTGCAGGCCCAATTGCATCGTTGTGGCGCCTCCCGCTTCCATCGAGATGGCGCAGGTCACCGAATAGCTACCGCCTGCATTGGAAACAATCGATAGGTTGGGGATGGCAAGCTCCATCATGGGAGCGACTGCAACAGGTGGTACAAAGGCCGTCACCGCGATACCAGACGGCGTTAGGGCCGACCCATTGGTGACGATCGGCTGCATTGTCAGGTAGTTAAACCAACAGCCTCTGAAGTTACCTAAAGCCAGAACAGACCCAGAGCCGAAATACACGGCGCCGATATAAGCCCAATGCGTATACCCGGCTGGCAATGCAGGCCCCGTAGTGGGCATGCCAAGGCTCACAATCGTCGACAACGTCGATGTGGCCGGATTCCAAATGAAGTAGTAGTACAACCACTGGGAAGCCGTGAAAGCGGCCGCCTGATCGCGTCCGTTGGCGGCGGGGCCGGGCACAATCAAGTCGTTGACCAATACTCCGGTGTTATTCACCACGGCCGTCGCGCCTGTCGCGGGGTTTCGTAGCGTGACGCTTAGCGCGTTGAAATCGAACTTGGTACCCGGTGTCCCCGCGTTGTTCTTGCCCGACAAACCCGACACCCGAGCGGCGCTGGCGACCTGTGGCGCAGCGCCCGTGCTCAACAGCACGACGTAGGCACCTCCCGCGACAGAGGCATTCCACTGCACCCAGCATTCGCCATTGGCAACCAGCTCACCCGCTTGCAGCGCGGAATGAGTCACACCGACCAGGGGGGCCGGCCCCACCCCATCATGCAAAGTGGAAGCGCCGGTATTGGTCGTCTTGACTTTGAAGCGCAGCACACGGCTTTCGCTTCTGGCGGTGATCGCCGGAGCGAAGGCACACACATAGGCGTTGGCCACGCCGGTGTCGACGGCAAAAGACTCCTGGCCTTTCTGATTGATCAGGCGGATCGCCGCCAGCAACTGCGCGTGGTTCGCCTCGCTCGGCGCCAGCCCCGCCGCGGTGATGACATTCAGGACTTCGTCGGTGATCGAGTTCCCCCAAGCTGACGGAATCAGCGAACCGGGCGTACCAGCCAGCGGATCCTCATCGATGAACTTGCCACCCACCAACCCAATGTTGGGCACACTAATCGGAAAATCCATACCTTTACTCCTTACTCATAATTGATGTGCACAACGGTGTGCGCCGGGGCCGGACGGCGGATTAAGCATTCAAGGGCATTGCCGGGATTGGTACCGAAGCGTTCGCCCCAATAACTAACACCGAACCGCCGGCCCTGCTTCTGCCGGCCGCCGGTGTTGAGCGTCCACATGAACTGCGCGCTCCAGGTGCCGAAGTGCGCCGAACCAAACCGCGAACGCCCCATCCGCGGCGCTCGGTGCTCGGTGATGGTCGGGTGCGGGTAGCCCTGGCTGACGGCGATCTCCAGGAAGTAGGCCAGGCTCTGACCGCCGACCTCGACCAAGCGCCGACGCACCGCCAAGCGCCGATCCTCAAATGCCGGGTTCAGGCCCAGGCAAGGATCCGGCAAGCCCATCACCGCCTCCCAATCCGGCACCAACTCACTGACGCCAGACGGGTCCATTTCATTCAGCAGGTCCACGGCGCGGCCTTCAAGGCGCGCGAACTCGACGGCTACCCCTTGCAGCACCAGATCGACCTCCGGAACCAGCTCGGGATCCCAGGCCGGTCCCGTGGGCATCAGCCCCCGCAGTTGCTGGCGGTACTCCTCGGCAGTGCGCGCTACAACCATGTGATACCCCCAAACGTCAGTAGCTGGTTGGGAGCGGCGACCACGTCAGCCACTGGCGTCGTCAATTGATGGTCGGTTTCGCCCGCCGAGCCACTGACGGCTTCACGGATGTGAGTGATCAGCAAGGTGTCGCCGAGCCCGGCTTCGCGCTGATGCAGATCGCGCAACTCCAGCTCAATCGCGGCGCGCACCTGCGAGGTGTCCGGCACGGCACGAATGCGGTAGAGCACCGGCACCTGCACCGGGGGCAAGACATACAACTCCGCTGTCACCGGGCGCAGCGGATCGACATGGGCTTTCACCTCGGCCAGTTGCGCCGGGTTGGGCACCGACACGCCATCGTTATCGCGCATCACAAACAGCCCCACGGTGCCTGGGCCTAAGTAATTACGCCGGCACCAGGCGCGGGTGACGCCCGGCACTTCCAAGGCCCAAGTCTCGTAGTCACTCGCCGAGCCGCCCTGGGCAATCACCCGATAAGAACGCACCACCCGCGCGCGCAACGCCTCGACACTCTCCTGAGCAATGCCACCAGCCAGCCCCGGCGCCAACACGGTGAACGTGCTGGCCGCCCCCGCCACTGGCTGCACCAAGGTCAACACCATGCCGGCATCGGCATTGCCGAGCGTGCCAGCGTCTACCGCCTGCAGCGTGGCGCTGTTGAGCCCGGCCACTGTGGTGACCGCACCTGTGACCTTGTACGTTCGGCCATCGCTGGCCTGCAGCACCGTATCGACATCGAGCACGGCCCCGGCGGCGGCCATAAAACTGGCCGCGCCGGCGGCAGACTGAGCGGTTTTGCGCGGCTCGTTCAAGCGCAGCGCAGCGATGCGCTCCAGGGTTTGCTCATCCGCCGAATCCGGCAAAATTTGATCGGCCATCCAGCTTAGGTAACCGTACAGCCCATAGGCCACCCCCGCATGCGCGCGTGCCAGCACTTGCGCATCGGAGCGGCGCAGAGCGTCACCGGCCAGATCCGCCTGGACACGGCCGACCAGCACCGGGAGAGAGGGAGTTTCAAACGGCATAGATCACCTGCCAGGCAGAAGGGGGATGGATGTCCAACTGCGTGCCACTGGGAATCGTCAGCGTGGCACGCAGGCCTAAACGGTTGAGGTCGACCTGTTCGCTGCTGACCGCGAGGCCGATGACGTGGCCATCGTCGAGAAGCCACTGCAGCGCCTCACGGGCGTAGAACTCGGCATCACGCTGGGTTTGCGCGGTCAGCTTGACCCGACGCAGCAGCCACAACCGCGAGCCGATGCGGTCATCGGCCGTCGTTGGGTAGCTATCGCCCCACCAGCCGAAACGCTCGTCATCGTCCACCGGGTCATCGGTGGCAGCGCGGCGCCAGGTGAACAGGCTGATGATCACCGCGCGCGTCAAGCCCGCTTGCAACGCGTCCGAGGGCGTCATCCCGCACCCCCCACCGGCGGGCCGCTCTGGCCGCTACCGGGCTGCACGTCATCGTGGGGGTGATTAATCTGGCTGACGCCACCGGCGATCTGGTCGCCCTGCGATTCAATCTGGCCGGTCTGGGTGATCAGTGGGGTGTCGAAGTGCACGCCGCCGCTGGCCGTGATGTTCAAGGTGACGGTTTCGATATCAATAATCCGCCCGCGCTTGAAGTGGATCTTGTCGCCTTCGTCGGTGTAGAGCGCCACCTCACCCGGCGCCAGTTCCTTGAACCGGTACCGGCGATCAGAGGCCACCAGCACCACAGCATGCGAACGGTCGCCGCCGAGGAAGGCGGTCAGCACTTCAGCCCCCGACAGCGGATTGCTGGTATAGCCATACGGCTCGAAGTGCTCAGCGCCGTCCTTAATCTCCCCGGCGGTGAGTCGCACCTGCAGGGTTTGAATCTTGCGCGCCGCATCGGCCATGATCACCGTGCCACGGACCAACAGGCTTTTCAGGTTCATTTTTTGCTCTCGTAGTCGGCAGGAAGCAAGTACTCGAAGTTGTCGGCTTTACCGCCTTTCTTCGCCTTACGCGCCTTGTGCGGATCCTTCGGCTCCGGCTCAAAACTGTCCGCCGGCGCCACTTCGAGCTTGGTCAACATGCCCGCCTCGCTCAGCGAATAGGTGATGCGCGAAATCAGCAGGTCGCGGTCAAAGCCAATGATCGGATCGATCACCCGCACCAGGGTGTTGTGCCGCCACAGCTGGCCGTTGGACTGACGCCAGCCGTACACCGTGTAGGTGGAGGCCAGGGCTTTACCCATGCGCGAACCGCGCTCCCAGTTGGCTCGGGCCTGGGCCAGCTCGTTGGTCATCTGCCCGGATTCGTGAATGATCTGCACCCGTCGACGCTTGACCCGCTCATCGCTCAAGGTGGCGGTCACCTCCGACGCCTCGACACCAAACGCATCATCGGTGCCGCTCTTCTGCCCCAGCACCTGGTACTCGGAAAACACCCCGGAAAAATCCATCGCGGCGTCGGCGGACTTGATGTTCTTGCCGACCTCGAGGGCATCAAAGGCGCGACCGCCGCTGCCAGGACTGGCCAACACCGCCATGCCGCGCGCATCGTCGGTGGAGAACACCCGGAACAAGGTCAGCAACCGGTCAATCGAGGCGAAGGCGGTCTCGCCCGGCTCCACGGTGTGATCGAAGAGCTTGCTGCCTTCCGGTATCTCACTGCTGACCGCGATGTTGTACGGCGCCGCCAGCGCCTTGACGATGGCCAACACGCTCTGATTGTTCCACTGACCGGGTTTGTTCACCGCCGCGCAGTCGACCAGGTCCGCGGTCAAGGACCGCCCGCTGATGGACGTGGTGATTTGTTTATCGTCGTAGCCAATCGGCGTGGCAAACGCCCAGCCGGTCAGCACCAGGTCAGGACCAATACGCACCTGACACTTGGCCCCCTCGCGAATGACCCGACTCTCAAGCTGGCCGGGCCATTTCCAGGTCAGGCTGAGGTTAAACGAGCGGGCCTGATCTTCTAGGCCGGCGGTGATCTCCACCGTTTTCCAGCCGAAATAATCCAGACCGTCGACCGTGAGGCTGACGGCGTTTTGTTCATCGGGCATGCTTACCTCTGGGCGAGTTTGATCGGCACGGCCGGGACAAAACCGGGATGGCGGATGCGGTTGCGTTGCACCACCTCAGCCTCGCGGGTGGCGTCACCGAACCGCCGATAGGCCAGCACCAGGACCGAGAGCGTCTCCGGCGGGGTCACGTCGACCAGGCTGACCCCCGACGCCGCCACCGCCGTCAGATGCTTGATCAGCGTCTGGCGGTAGTGATTGAGCGCCTGATAGTGGTCCGGCTCGGCTTTGAGCGAAGCCGTGTAAATCGCCTCATTGAGGGTGTCGCGCAGTTCCAGCACATCGTCAGCCACGGGCACCTCGGGCCGCACCAGGGGCTGCAGCGCCTGCTGCTCAACCGAGGGTGCTGCATTCGGCGGCGCGGGCTGTTGGGTCACGGGCATGTCGCTGACGATCAAGCCGATCTGCACCAACAAAGCGTCCTGCACCAGGTTAGCGGCGGCCTGCGAGGCGAGCTGGGTGTCGCGCCCGCCCAGCGGACTGAGCGTATCGATTGCGCTGACCGCCTGGCTTTGCTGCGTCGTCGCGGCCACCGCCGCCCGATAGCCGCCACTGGAGGCGCCCGAGGTGGTACTGAGGCTGGAAACTGAACCGGCGGTGCCGCCCGAGGTGCCACCGGTACCCGAACCGGAAGTGCCGCCCGAGGATCCACCAGAACTGCTGCTACGAAAGAAGTTACCCCCCGAGAAGCTGCTGAAGTAGCTGGTAAACAGCGACGACAGCGCGCCCGGCGAGTTCATCAGCGACTGCGCAAAACCCGTGCTCGAGGTGAAGACGCTGAGAAATGGGCCAAAGTGCTGCCCGATAACCCCGTACACCCCCGACAGCCGGGTGCGCAATTGCTGCATCCCAAGCCGCGCCTGGTTGACCTTGGCCATGGTCGATTTGTAGCGCCCCAGTGACGAGTCCAACAGGCCATTGGAGGACTTCACCAGTTGCTGCTGGCTGTTGACTCTGGCCGCCGGCGATTTCAGCGGCAGGTCGGGATAGAAGGTCAACTCGAACATGACCATCCCGCCCTGCGGGCGCTCATGGCTCATTTCGCACTCACCGACTTTGACCTGTAGGCGCCCCATCCAAGGGTGCACCAGCTCACCTGCACCCGGTGTCTGCAGCGCCTCGATCAACTTGTCACGCCGCTCAAAACAGTCATCGCCCACCACCCACGCGGTCATTTTGTGCACTTGGGCCTGCTTGCCCATCTGCTCAAAAAACGGAGTGTCGCGTTGCGGAAACTCATGCAGCGGACCCTTCATGCCCACCGGTACCGACGCCTGCGGAATCAAGAAACTGATCCCGCGGAACGACGCCGGCAACATTGCCTCACGCCAAGTCTTGTCCATTTACTAAGGCCTCATTACGCCAATACTGCGAGTGCCCACGCTGGGCTTAATGCTCAGCCCGCTCTGGTTGGTCTTTGGTTGTTCCACGGTCGTCCCCGGCGGCGCCCCGTTGATGTTGACGTTAATTTCACCGTCGACTTTCTGCGCTTGATTGGCCGCCGTCTGCTGCAGCAGATTGCCGGACTGCGCCGCCAGATTGGGCCGGCGCAACAACGACTCGGTGCTGGACACGCCCGGCGCGCTGGTCAGCCGAGCCTGCGCCACAGGCGCCACAGGCGTCACAGCAGGGGCCATGCCCGGCGGGCGCAACAACTGCGCCGTACTGGGCACCCCCGTCGCACTGTTCATCCGGCGCTGAGCCGCCTGCGCCCCTTCCACGGCGCCAACGGCAAGCAACGAACCGTCACCGCCGCCGACACCGGCATTGCGCACGCGCTGCTCTTCAGCAAACGCATTGGCCTTATTGGTCGCGGTGTTGAGAATGCCCTCGCCGCCTTCGCCGCCACCGAAGTACTTCATCATCGGCTCGATGATCGGTTTGAGTTTTTCCCACAGGCTCTGGAACCAGGCGGTGATCGGTGCCCAGTGCTTGACGATCAAGCCCAGTGGGCTCCAGTCAAACATGCGGCCGAGAAAGTCCATGACCGGGGTGGAGACGGCGACCAGCACCCCCCACAACGCCTGAAACAGTTCGGTCAGCGGCCCCCAGTTTTCCATAATCATCGGAATGGGGGTGTAGGCAAAGGCCTGCTTAAACCAACCCCAGAGGACCATGGCCGGCCCCTGAATCTTGGCCCACATCGCTTGAAAGTACGGCGCTACGGTGGCCCAGTTGGCAATCAACAACCCCGCTGCCAGTGCGATGCCACGCACGATGAGGCCGATGGGTGACATCAGCGTGACTGCACTCAGGATTTTAGTGGCCATCATGGCGCCCATCACCGCGAGCCGCAGCACGCCGAAGGCTAGCGCCGCGCCCAACACGCCACGGATCACACCCGGGTGCGCCGCGGCCAACTTGGACACTTGCGAAATGAGCGGGCCGATCTGATCCATAAAGTCATTGAGCGGCGGCAACAGCGCCCCGCCCACAACAATTCCCAAGCGGGTGACCTTGTTGGTCAGAAGCTGCATGGCGTTGGCCGTGGTGGCCGACCGCGAGTTGTACTCGGCCTGCATCGAGCCGGCCGAACCGCCGCCCTCGGCGACCGCATCAAAGCTCTTTTTCAACAGATCCAAATTGGTCAACAGCGGGGCAATCGCCGACACCGACTCAGTGCCGAAAAGCTGCGTCAGCAGCCCCGCCTGCTTGGACGGATCGACCTGAGCGATGCGCCCGAGCACGTCCTCTATCGTACCCTGTGCATCCTTCTGCATGCTCGAGGCCAACTGCTTGACGTCCAGGTGCAACGATTTAAACGCCTGCGCTTGTTGCTTGGTCGCCGAGCCACCCTTGGTCAAGGCCAACATAAAGTTCTTCATGCCGGTCGCCGCCACTTCACTCGGCACCCCGACACCAGCCAGGGTCGCGCCCATCGCCGCGATCTGCCCGGAGGCCAAACCGGCAATGGCGCCCAGCGGGCCAATGCGGGTGACGATGTCAGAAATCTGGGCCGCCGAAGACGGACCGATGTTGCTCAGGTAGTTGATCTTGTCCGCCAGATTGACCACTTCGGGCTGGGTCAATTTGAACGAGGTGCGCCACTTCGCCATCATGTCGCCCGACTGGTCGGCCGTCTGGTCAAAGGCGATACCCATCTTCACCGCGTCCTCGGCGAACTGCTTTAACTCACCTCGGGCAAAACCAGCCTGGCCGCCGGCGGCCACAATCGCCGCAATACCGCTGGCCGCCATGGGCATTTTTTCCGACAGGTCGAGCACGTCCTGGCTCATCTGCTTGAACTGCTCAGGCGTATCGAACGTCACCACCTTCTTCACGTCGGCCATCGACGTCTCGAACTCAATCGCCGCCTTCGCCCCAGCCACGAACGGAGCGGCAAACGCGCCGCCCGCCAGCACATCCTTAAAACCGATGTTGCCCAGCCCCGAACCTTGCATCTGCTTACGAAAGACCGAGACGTTTTTGCGTATGCCGTTGAGGGTCGGCGACAGCTTGTCGACGCCGGTGATCAACGCCTTGAGCTGGAACCTGTCCGCCATCACTGCACCTGCTGGATTTTGTTAATACGTTGCGCGTGCTGCAGGGACTCTTGCAGCACGTCCAGGGGCTTGGCCAACATCTGGTCGGGGTCAACCTTCCAGAACCAGGCCAAGTCATAAGCAACGGCGGTCAGGTCGTCGATGACGTCGACGCCGCACTCATGAAAAAACCCGCCACCGACCAGCTCAACGCGTTGAGGTCGGCCAGGTCCAGCTGATTGACCGACGACGGCGGGATGCCACTACACACCGCGATGTATTTGCCCGCCACATCCATGTCCAGGGAGACTTCCTCGTCCTTGCCAATTTTGTACGGCAACGCCTTGATCGTCCGCACTTCCACCACCGTGGGCCGGCGCAGGGTCAGACTGGTCAGCGGCTCACCGTGGGCCTCAATGGCCACCTGCAGCTTAAATACATCACTCATTGCCATACCCCTTTAGTGCCGTCGAATTGCAGTTCCACCGAGCCGTCGTCGCCTTTCGAGGACGGCTCGTCGACCAGATACGCGCCAGACAGGACATACACCG